GCGTATATTTACTTTAAAAGATGAGGTTAGAGGGGAACTCGAAAAGAAAAAATGAAAGATAAAAAATTAAAACCAATTCCTGAAGACAATAAAGGATTATCTAAATTACCTAAAAAGGTAAGAAACAAAATGGGCTATATGGCTCATGGTGGTATGATGGATATGTTACCTGAAATGGTTGTCGGTTACGATGAAGAGTCAGGCAACCCAATTCCACCAGGATCTGATGCTATGAATGTTCGTGATGATATTCCGGCTGCTTTATCTGAAGGCGAATTAGTAATACCTGCTGATGTAGTGCGTTATCATGGTTTAAAAATGTACGAAGATATGCGTATAGAAGCTAAGATGGGCCTTATGGCAATGAAAGCTGAAGGTCAAATCGTAGACATTGAAGAAGAGGAAGTCGAAGAAGATTACGAAGAAGAAGAAGAAATGAATCCTACCGATCATGTCGAAAAAAATGAAGATACAGGAATGTATTGTGTGTTTGATGCTAATGGTAAAAAAGTTAAAGAATTTAAAACTAAAAAAGAAGCTGATGAATACGCTAAGAAAAATCACGATGAACTAATGTCTACTGAAAAAGTAGAAGAGACAGAAGTTGTCGTAGAAGAAGAAGGCATGGATCTCAAAGAAGATTCAGATGGTGTTGAAGCGTATCCTACTGAAGAAGAGGATATTGATATGATGGAAATTGGGGATAAGTCTGTTGTAAAATTATTTATCAAAGGCTTAATGGGTAGGTGAGTCAGCCCCAACAACATCAAAAACCTCGGTATACTCCAGAACAATTAAAAGCATTAATTAAACAGCAAAAAGATCGAAGAAATGGCTAAAGAAGGGCATCACTTTGTTGACTCACAAAGAGTAGCAAGAGAAAAATTAAAAAAAGAATATGTCAGTAAAAAATGGCATGGGGGCAAAGGAAGTAACCAACGCCCAGGCGATACTCAAGCCTATAAAGATGGCTGGGAAAGAATTTTTGGTAAAGACAAAAATAATACAGACTTAAAAGATTAAGTATGAATAAAAATTATGGAAGATTTATATATAATACCAATTATCTTATTGGCAGTTCTTGTACTTACTGTTGAAAATAAATATCCAGAAATAATGAAAACAATAAGTAAAAAAATTAAAACAGGTTTAAAAAATTATTGGAAAGCCCTGAAAGAATGGGAATCAGGTAATTAACAAAAAGAATTTATAAGAATTTTGCAGAATGGCTACCTGCTTAACCCTCGTATTTATACGAGCTACTTAACAGCCCCATAAGGAGTAAAATTATTATGGCAAAATATCAAGGTGCTTATCGAGCCGAACTCGATAAAGAAGAGGAAGTCCCTGTTCAAGAGGGACAACCACAAGAAGCAGTTGCAGAAGCTGCTCCTTTAAACGCTGAAGAAGAAACTTTCAAAAAGCGTTATGGAGATTTGCGTAGACATTCTCAAGGTATTAAACAAAAATACGAGGACGAACTAGCAAAACTTCAAGGACAATTAGCTGATGCTACTAAAGCTCAGATTAAATTTCCTAAAACCGAAGAAGAAATTGATAGCTGGTCAAAACGCTACCCAGATGTAGCAGCAGTTATTGATACTATTGCGAAGAAAAGATCTCTGGAAGTTCTTGAGATTGGCGAACAGAAAATGGAAAGGCTAAAAAACCTGGAAGATACTATCGTCAGAGAAAGAGCTGAAAACGAGTTAATGCAACTCCACCCAGATTTTGATGATATTCGTCAAGATAAAAAGTTTCATGAATGGGTTGCTAGTCAACCAGACATCATTCAAGACTCTCTTTATAAAAATACTACAGATGCAAAAGCAGCAGCTAGGGCGATTGATTTATACAAATCAGATTTAGGTCAAACTAAAACTAAAAAGCCTAGTAAAAAAGAAGCTGCTCAATCTGTAGGGCGTTCTACTAAAACTTCACCAAAAGAAACATCTAAAATGAAGTTTTCAGAAAGCCAAGTTTCTAAAATGTCTTCAGGTGAATATGAAGCCAATGAAGACGCTATTTTAGAAGCAATTAAAAAGGGTGAGTTTGAATACGATTTATCAGGTGCTGCTAGATAATTAATAGTGACACTTGCTAATTCACTTATATTCTGTTATATATAAGTGGACAGATCTATTAGTTTTTATAGATCGACCCAAAGTACTAACGAGCCGACTCGTTCCTACCTCCGAGTACTTTTATTTCAAGAAAAGAACGAAGAAGACAACCTTAATCTTAGACCCATTTAATTTATTAGATGTCACTCTAAGTCAGTTAAGCCCTTTAGCGTGGATTTTTTTGGTTATCTAAAATGTAAAACCTTTGTTTTATGTTTTGCTATTTTTAATAAAGGAGAAATAAAATGGCATTTAGTTCAGCTAGTGGATACAGCAACTTACCAAATGGTAATTTTTCGCCTGTAATCTACTCCCAAAAAGTCCAAAAAACATTTAGGAAACTAAGCGTTGTTGAGGACATTTCTAACACCGATTATTTCGGTGAAATTTCTGACTATGGTGACTCTGTTAAGATCATCAAAGAACCAGAAATAACTGTTAACTCTTATTCGAGGGGTACTTCGGTAGCTGCTCAAGATTTGAGTGACGCAGACTTTAGCATGATTATTAATCAGGCTAATTATTTTATGTTCAAAGTTGATGACATCGAAGCGAAACATTCTCATGTTAACTTCATGGATCTAGCTACTGACAGAGCAGCTTACAAATTAAAAGATACTTTTGATGCTGAAGTTCTCGGTCATCTTTCTGGTTTCACAGGAAGTGCAGGTTCATACGCTGAGAGATCATCTCTTGAGACAGGAAGTACTAAAGCAAACTCAGGTGCTGGAAACGATGAACTTTTAGCTGCTAACAAATTAGACATTACCGATTTCGGTGGTTCTGATATTGGTGGTGACTCAAGTTTAACTTCTATACCTGTAAACGCAGCAGGAAATGTCGCAACACCTCTTGATGTTCTAAATAGAATGGCAAGATTACTTGATGTTGCAGATGTACCTACTGATGGTAGATGGTTTGTAGCAGATCCTGTGTTTTACGAAATCCTAATGGACGAAAACAGTAAATTTATCTCCAACGACTTCGCTGGTGGTCAAGATGCTGGTGATATTCTTAGGAATGGTAAAGTTGTTCAAGGAATGATTAGAGGGTTTAGAGTATACAAATCTAACAACCTTCCATTCTTAGGAACAGGCCCAGGAACAGTAGCAACTGCTGGATCAGAAACTAATTTCGGAGTTCTAGTCGCAGGACATGACTCTGCTATAGCAACTGCACAGCAACTGTCTAAAACTGAAAGCTATAGAGATACAGCTTCTTTCGCAGATATTGTGAGAGGACTTCAACTCTATGGTCGTAAGATCCTTAGACCAGAAGCTCTTGTTACTGCTCAGTACAACAAGTACAGCTAATACATAGCACTTTGGGGTAGCTCCATTTTTGGGGCTACACCCATTTTCTTATATACCCTATTGGACATCACTCGTGGCAACAACTTTTATAGATTTAACAAACAAAGTTCTAAGACGCTTAAATGAAGTTGAGATTACTTCATCAGATTTTGCAAGTGCCACAGGCGTACAAGCTCTAGCTAAAGATGCTGTACGAGACTCTATCGGTAAAATTAATCAGGCTGAATTTGAATGGCCCTTTAATTCTGCCGAACACACACAAACCTTGGCTGTTGGTCAAGAAGAATATACATGGCCCACTTTCTACAAAGTAGCTGAGTGGAATAGTTTTCAAATAGTGAAAGACGCTAGTTTAGGTGTTGAATCTCAACAACTTAAATTTATTGAAAGAGATGTTTGGTATCGTGAATATCGTGATGCTGATGATAATTCAGGTGCATCTGGTGTAGGTGTTCCTATATATGTGTTCCCTTCTTCAGGTAATGGCTATGGTGTATCACCCTCCCCTGATAAAACTTACACAATCAAATTCCGATACTATCAAACTCATACAGATCTAAATTTGTTTAATGACGCTACTTTAGTGCCATCAAATCATGATGCTGTAATTGTTGATGGTGCACTTTTCTATATGTACCTTTTTAAGGACAACATGGAAGCTGCACAAATATCTGCTGGATCTTTCCAACAGGGAATAAAAGAAATGCAGACTATACACATCAATAAATATGAAAGCGTAAGAGATAGACGAGTTAGATTCTAATGGCTGATCGAGTCCAATCCTACAAAGTAATATGTAGTGGGGGGTTGAACAGCAACGAGAACCATTTGGATCTTGCTGAAAACTACCCAGGGGTAGCTACTCGTTTAGTGAACTATGAAATATCTGACTATGGTGGATATAGAAGAATAGAAGGCTATGACGAATACGATACAACCTATGGAGAAGTAGGAGTAGGGTCAGCCGAAGGTAAAGTT